CTTCACGGCGTTCGTCTTCGCAGTGTTTTCTCCAACGATATGCAATTTCGGCTTCAATTTGCGCGGTGTCTTTTTCGCTAATGACATTTGTTATCTCCAATCCATCAAGATAAATTTCAATTTCAAATTCGGCATTCAAACCGACATCTTCATCTTCATCAACAAAGTTGTAAACCACTGTGACATCTGCGCCACTTGCAAGCTGATGTGTAAATGAACGGGTCATGATTTCCTCGCTTTCAGCATTGCGTCTGCTTGTTGGTATGCCAAACGTGCGTAATCAGCTTCGTGCATATCCAAATCATTAATTAAAATTAAACCTTGCATAGCCTGTGCCGCAAAATAATCACGCAAGGTCATGCCATATGCTTTTTCCAAACCAACTTCGTTTAAAGCTGGAAATGCTGGTGGGTTGTTCATTTCAGCAGCTCCTTAACAATTTCAATTAGAAACGGCACTGACAAAATCAGGCCAACGGTTGTTGCTTGCAAATATTCATTCAGTTTCATGTTCTTGTTCCTCCAAAAAAAGCCAATCTTCAATCATGCCGCCACCGTAAAGCAGGATGGTCTTGCAAGCATCCAGCACGTTTTTGACTTGGTATTTATCCATTGGCTTGTCGCCATCCAAGCTGGCTTGCAACATATTGATGACAGGGAATAATTCGTGAATAGTGTTAAGCCCTGCCCACACTTCTGAACGGCGTTCGTAAATTTCCAGCATCGTAATTTTTTTATCGGTAGACATTTTCAATCCTTAAAAAATTGATTAACAGCTTCTTTTTTTGTTTTGCCGAATTGTTGCCCAGCATAAACCCCGTCTATCCAGCGCATAACAAGATAACCAGAAACATGGTTATAAATAAATTTTTTATATTGATATTTAACATTGTTCATTTTCAATCCTTTCAAAATATGCCCCCGTAGGGGCGGTTAAATTAGGCGAGCAACAATTCTTCGGCATCAGTCTTCATTCTGTTGCCTTGTCCGAACCACGCATTATTTAATCGGTTATCTGCGTTATAACCGCGCTCATGGTCTACGTACTGAGTGACCGCGTTAAGCAATCCCCATTTAGTGTTACGCACTCCGCGCATATCAAAGCCAATTCCGCGAGTGTCAAAAATTTCCATGACTTTGTTGTAGCCTCGGCTATTTTTCAGTTGCCCATCAACACCAATGCGTTCTTTTGGAAAAAGTTTTTTGAGGAATCTTTCTACATAAGCTGTGCCGACATCTTGCCGGGCCATGTACCGATACCTTTCCATCATGCCCTCAAACCCGCTTACTACTATTCCTAGACGGTTTCGCATGGCAGATGGGTCAAAGGTAGTCCCGTGTGTCAATGACACCCTAGACGGGGCGCTTTCCCGGTCAGCCATTGATAGCGTGTTATTGCATACCACCCTCACGCTGGTGAACTGCCCGATGGTGGCGGCTGACCCGTCAAAGCTCGTAGAAAGCAGTAAATAACCGCGCACTGCATCATCGCCCAAAACGCAAGCCTCTTTGTTGACGTTAGCTAAAGCCCAGATGCGCTTGCCACCGCGTAACGCCCCGGCGACTTCTAATTTAAACCCGGCAGATTCAACCAGCGTATTAAAGAAATCAAGAATCTGGTCGGGCTGGTGGATGTTGTATCGGTCAGATATCACGCCCAAAGGCGCGTGAGTGTCATTGCGATAAATTACAAATTTATTTTTCATCATTACAAAATCTGAATCAGCAGTCGGCTGGAATGCAACTGGTGAAATATTTGCTTGCCAATCTAATCCAGCTTCTTTTTGCCAGACATGGATGGGCGCATCTTCGGTCAGCTTTTGACCAAGGCCGTGCCAAGGTGTATCGCCAACATACGCAATTTCATTTATGCCGTTGACGGCTTGAATTTCATGAGACATTTTTAATTCCTTTAAAGAGTTTCTTGATTGAAGTACAGGTCACGCGCAGTTATCAAATCGGCTTGCAACTTTTTGAGTGGCAGACCACAATGCCTATAACCATCGGCGATTGATTGGTAATATGTCTTGAGTGGCGGCTGGTAGCCTTCTACCAACATATAGTAGACCCATGCCTCTACGGTCGTGCCATCAGGCTGTTCTACATTGATGAGTGTGCGGTCGTACAGGCTCGGGTATCCCTCATAACGGTCTAGGGCATCCATACAGCCCTCAGTGACCCGCCACAAGCCAACTAATACCTTGCTACCCCTTGCGTATTCAATGTCCGCGACGGACCGGAAAACCAGCCTGAAGTGATTGAGTTTGCCTGTGCCTAGGAATTCGGCATCCGGGCAACGCCGGGCCATCTGGTCATGGTTCAGGTTACTGCCATAAGCGGCATAAAGTGCATTGTTCATTTTTAATTCCTTTTAATTAAGCTCTAAGAGATTCCAACGCGCACAAGCGGTTGTATTTAGCAATTTGTGCATCAGTTGCTGGCAACATGATGGTCATGTCATTCCAGCCACAATTAGCAGTTTTGCCTTGAAGTGTTTTGTAACTGACTTTTGCTTGCAGTCCGTCAATTTCATCAATCGTGTAAATTGTCGTGCCGACTTCCGTGGTGGTGACAACTTTTAAACCTACATAAAATTTTGCATGTTGCATTTTCAATTCCTTTTAATTTGGTTGCTGACAGGGGAAGTATAACTCAACTTATACGCAATGGCAAATCAGGGTTAATCGCCACTACAAGCTCATGAGTAATCAGGTCGCGCAGGAAGCTGTCGGTGTCAAGGGTGCAGATGTACGCCTCGTTGTAGGTCATGCACCTGTTGGCTACTTGGGCCATAAACTCGCCGTCATGGTCACTGTATCCGAACAAACTGCTGTTCCGCATCTTGGTCACAAACTCGGCTGAGTCGTGGGCGATGACGAAGCCACCGCCACTGAACAGATAGATGTTCTTCATACTGCCTCCGGTACAAATTTGTCGGCACGAGCCTTGTAGAATTTTTCTACGCGCTTTTCAATGCGACCCCGGCGAACCATGCCAGCGAGCATCATTGTCAGGGCTTCCTTGGCAGTCACTGCTTGAGCGAATACCTTGACCGCAGTGTGGTCGGCTGAGTCAGCAACCATCGCGTATGTCAAGCGGATGTAGTTTTCGACTTTGTCGGCATCCACTGTTCCAGCATGGTGACGGAACTCAACTGAACCCATGCGGAAGAATGATTGGAGGTTCAGTTTAAAGTAGCGTGAGTCGGTGTACAAGGCTGACAGTTTTTGCACAGTGTTGCAAGAATCAATGGCCGCGAAACATTGTTGAATAGACATGCCAAGTTGGTTTGATTTGCAAAAACGGTTGGCATTTTCACGACGGCTTGCTGGTTGGATGGAATCCATTGCGCCTTCAAATTTTACGAAGCGTTTGAATAGGTTGCGGAATTCCTTGATGCCCCAGTTAGCGGCATTGTGGTGGACATGGAAGCCGCATGATGTGTTGACCTTAGCACCGAGTTGCTGGAGGATGGTGCAGACACGGCGCACATCGTGGATGCCAGCTTCGCCTTCCAGTATCGGGCTGACCACTTCAAAGCCGTTTACGCCTTGGATTGAGCAGTCAGGTTTGACTTGCCACACTGAGTACTCACGACCACTGTAAGAACTGTTCATGGTCTGTATGCCAGCGGCAGTCAGCGCATTCACTACATCACGCATTGGTACGTTGTAGCACTCTAATTCGATTCCAAATTTTGCTGTGTTCATTTTTAATTCCTTTTAACTGGGTGGGTTGCTGATGGGTGAAGTATAAGCGCACTAATAATACCTTTGCAAATCATGGGGGTATTAGCTAAATTATAATGCCCTAGGTATAAGTTAAGCTAACTTGCGGGAAACAAAGGTATTACATTTAAAAAGGGTTACAAAATCGGCCTAGGCTGGCTTATACTTCGCCTCATGGAAAAAGCAACTGCAATCAAACTCGCCGGGTCACAGACTGCACTGGCGAGCCTTCTCGGTATCACGCAAGCGGCAATCAGCCAATGGGATGAGCGCGTGCCTGAGAATCGTGTCTGGCAACTGAAAGTTTTGAAGCCTGAATGGTTCATTGACTTTAGTCAAGCAGTGAGCATGAACTGATTTTTTTGACGCGGCTAGGGTAGCTCCCGAAAAGGCGATTCATCACCGCCCTGCCGTCTGTCTTTTTTGTGATGCAACCGAAGATGTGAGGTTAGATGCACTACTACCAATTTAATATCGGTGACTATTCAAGTCACACACGACACCTAGATGACATTGAGGATTTGGCATATCGCCGATTGCTTGATTTGTACTATCTGCATGAGCATCCGCTGAACAGCGGCATCACTGCCATTGCCCGGCAAATAAATTTGCGAGGGCATGAAGACAAAGTCCAGCTTGTGCTGGAAGAATTTTTCAATCTCGGCGACCGGGGCTGGGTCAATGAACGAGCCGACCGGGAAATCAAACACTATCACGGGAAAATTGAACAAGCGTCTAAGGCTGGCAAGGCATCTGCTGAACGTAGGTCAAACAGCCGTTCAACGGACGTTCAACCAACCAATAACCAAGAACCAATAACCAATAACCATATTCAAGAAGCTAAAGCTTCTTTGTCAGGAACTGCGTTCCCGCCCTGCCCGCATCAGGCAATAATTGATTTGTGGAAGACCAGACTGCCTCATCTGGCCCAACCTAGGGTATGGGAAGGGACGAGACAGAATCACTTGCGGAATCGCTGGATACAGGCATCCAAGCCGAGTTCTTTTTCACCCGCTGGATACCGGACTGTTGCCGATGGGCTGAAGTGGTGGGACGCTTTTTTTAAACACATTGCCGATGATACAAAGCTGGCTTATGGATTTGAAACTAAGGGTCGACTTTGGCAACCGGATTTGGAATGGGTGGTGAACGCTGGCAATTTTGCCAAAATCATTGATGGGAGATATGACAAATGACATTTGCAAAAGCACAAGTCTACAAAGAAGATAAGCTGGATAATGATGCAAGATTGCTTTGCACGACTCCGGGCTGTGGCAAACGATGGTCAGTGAACATGGGAAGCCCTAAGTGTTCATTCCATCAATGGGGGCGAGTCGCTGATGTGGCATCCGTAAAAAGTCAATTACCTAAGATGGATGCGCCGATTGACCCAGATGCTTGGTGGCAGAAATGAACAGGCGCGAAGCCAACATGGTGTTGGATATGGTCAAAGACGGATGCCGTGATGTTCCATATTTTATGATTGACCGCGCACTTGGTTTGACAGGAGATTTAATGACGTATCAAAAAACGCTTGAGCATCTGATTTGGATGGCATCACTTAAGGGGGCTAAACAATACGCATGGGAAAGGGCAAAAAAACTTGACTCTGACCCGAGTGGAATGTGGGCAGGAATTGCAAATGATTTGACGAAAGCGATGAATGAGAAAAGCGGCGAAGACAGACAGAAATCAAATTGAAATCGTAGATGCTTTACGGCAAATTGGTGCGAGCGTTCAATCGCTGGCGGCAACAGGCAAAGGATGTCCTGATTTACTTGTCGGTTATCGCGGCATCAATTACCTGATGGAAATCAAAGATGGTGAAAAAGTGCCGAGTGCTCGAGAATTAACTATTGACCAAAAACATTGGCACAGCATTTGGCGTGGTTCAGTTCACACTGTTAAGTCAGTTGATGAAGCATTAAAAATATTACAGGATAAAAAATGATTTACAAATTGGAAGACAGCAAGCAAGCCCATGCGTTGATATTGACATTATGGTTCAAAATCAAAACTGCTTTGGACACTGGCAAACGCTTAACGATTGAAGTTAAAGCCGAAAGCAAAACACGTGACCAAGAGGAGATGTATCACGCAATGATTGGCAAGATTGCAAAACAAGCACAGCATCAAGGCGCACGATGGGATGCTGAAAGCTGGAAGCGGTTTCTTGTTGACCAATGGGCGGCAGACAGCGACAGAAAAATTGGCAGGGTTGTTGCAAGCCTTGATGGTGAACGTGTTGTCCAGCTTGGATTGCAAACAAGAAAATTTACAAAAGAAGAAGGCACTGATTTTATTGAATGGTTGTTTGCATGGTCAGCATTAAATGGGATTGACTTAACATGAGCAGAAAAAAATGCCACAGAAAAATATGGGCAAAAGTTAACCCCATTGAACACGCACTGCATGGCGCGGCAATAACGCCTAAAGACAAGCTGGACAAATTGCGCCTGAACGAACTAAGCGCGATTGAATCAATGGTTAAGGGAAATGCCACCACTATTGATTGGCGCGTGCTGGTGGATA